TTTGTAACACCAATCGAATTATGAATAAGTCTATCACTAAAGAAAAAGTATAGGGTGCATCTTTTTCTAAAAATTTAAGTTCTAAGCCTACCATAACTCCTGAGATTAACGCAAGCTGAAACACCCACATTATTTAGAATTCACAGATTGTTTTTCTACAAATGCTACTAACTCATTAACATACCATTGTGCTTTTTTCAAGTCCATAAGTGTTGACTCTTTTAATCCTGCCCTTGACAAATACTTAATTGCAGTTAAGCGTAAGTGTCCCGCAAACTCTTCGGGTGTTGACTTAGCTTCCATATAATCTATAGTCTCAATCCCACCATGTGTGTAGTGCGGTGGTTGATTGACCATATCTTTTACTTCTTTATATTTCTTTAATATATTTTTTAACATTGTCATGTCAAAGTCTCCAATCGTTGTTCTAACGCTTCTAAATCATCTTCATTCACTACTAGTGCTATCCCATCATTATTTCGTATAGCTTCAAGGTTTCGTAGTTGTATTTCTGTAGGGCGGTTTTTGCCTGCCTTACATTCTATACCTACAAATCTACCTCTTACACACGCAATAATATCAGGCACACCTAAACTTTGATATGGTCCTGCAACAGGAAAGAAGTAGTAAAGATGCCTAGCTTTCAACATCTTTACTACTTGTTGTTTAACCCACTTTTCTTTTACAGGTTCTTTTTTCATTTAGGCATCTCCATAACTTTTTGCATAGCATTAAGTCTCTTGGTATGAAACTCTTTATTCTTTTGCTCAAACAATCGGAAGTCCATCTTAGTGTTCATAAGAGCCTGTATGTTTTGCATAGCGGCTTTATATTCTAGATATACTTCATCAGTAGCATTATCAGAAAGCACATAGAATTGACCATCTCTGATACCTACATTTGTTACATACTTACCTACTTCTACAAGTTTAAGGATAGATATTTTCTCTTTATCCTCTTTTGTTATGTCAGGTGAGTTCTCATGCATCGCATGATATACTTTCATATAGTCTCCATGATTTGATTTACTCTTGCTAGTATTTCTTGTCTTGCACCTACACTATCTCGTAACTCGTCAGCAGTTACACCGACTAGAGATTGTTCTAACTCTTGTCTTGCTTTCTCTAATCGTGGGTCTTTTGTTACATTAAGCCTTGTCAGTAGATTTGTCAACTCTAACGCATTATCTACTAAACTATTTCTAAATATCTTTTTCTCATTACCACTTAATCTATCTATCATATGTTCTAGTGTGGTATGTAACCTAGACCATGCGTCTGACATAGCGGCTTCAACACGACCTTCATATGCTTTCTGATACTCTTGTTGCATCTCATTACGAATATCATCTGCAATATCTACTCGGAAGTCATTTGTTTCAGGCACAGGCATAATAGTATATCTCAAGTTAAACTTAGATGCAATCTTATCTGCGTCAGGATATTCTGCTCTATCAAACAACTTGCCTAACTTAAAAGCCATACCTTGAATGATGTTTGGGTATTGTTGTATAAATGTATTTATACGAGATTTAAACTCAGCTTCATATACACCTAACTGCTGTTTGTAATCAAAGAAGTTAGTCATAGGTAACAATCTTGTGCCTGCATCTGACCAAGGTAGAGTTTGTCTGCTATGCCAATCACGAATTTCATTCGCTAACTTTGTGATAGCATCTAGTTGGTCTGAACCTGCAAGGATATGTTTATTATAATTACCCGCCTTGATGGTTGTGTTCTTGTTCACATCAATTTCTTTAGACACATTCTTATCTAGTTTCCTAGCTGTCCATACTGATATGTTTAAGTCAATTAAAACTGCACTGCTTGCTATACTGATACTCATGTTGTTCTCCTTAATTATATGACATGATGTCGTAAACTTCGACAGGCACTACACCTAGTGTTCTATTCTGTAAGCCTGTTAAAAAGTCTTCTACTTCTTTGGGTAGTTCTTGGTCTATCTTCATAGATTTCTTAACTATCTTTTTATAGTCTTTCAATCTATATGACGATATACTTCCGTTTGGTTTTTGTTCCTCTGCACTTTGAATGGTATCATCAAGGGATTGCATATACCATGTTGAAGTATCAGGGTCTAATTTAACCATTGATGCGGCTTGTTTGATGGTGTCAAAGAATGGATTACCGTTAGGTAAATTTTTCCACCTAAACTCATAGTTATCATAAACAAAGTGTGGGAAGTCATGACCTTTTCTAATCCATCGAGCCAAGTGTGCAGTCATAGAGTTACCTCTAGATATACACCCTGTTCTTAATTGCTTAACTACATTTTTAATTTGCCTATCCGTAAATTTATTGAAATCAATATTCATTACGATATTTTTTGCGTATTGCGTTAGTTCATTTGATATGTTCAATGCCATTTCTTTTCTCCTCATGTTATGTTCCGAAATGCACTATTTAGTGCAAATCGGGAACGGTTAGTCTTCAATGTGAATAGTCTTACCATGTGGTGATGTGATATGTTTGGTTGTGATAGCCCATAAGGTTGGGTATTCCCAATTACCACCAAAGTCATTCTCTACATAACCATCTGTTAATATAATGATAGCCTCAGGTTCAATACGCTTATCTTTGATATACTGATTAACGCATCCAACATGTGTGCCACCACCCCCTGCAGGTTTTGTTGACTGAACCAAGGCACTATAATCACCTTGATTGTATGTCTCATGTCCTGCTACATGAGTATCCCAATACAACAACTCTATGCTTGATGGTGATACATCATCACATATAGCTACAACTTCTGTTAAGAACTCGTTAAGTTCCTTATCTCCAATAGAACCTGATGTGTCTATACCAACCACAATCTTACCTATGGTTTCACCTATCATGCTAGGCATATAAATATCATGCCCTATGAAACGCTTGTGTGGTCGTTTCCAAGATGTTCTATCTTTGTTGCGACAGGTAGCATTTACAAAGTCACGCAACTGCTCACGCCAATTTACTTTGGGTTCAAGTATCTCGTTGATTGCTCGGTTCTTATTACCTTGCATCTTGCTACGGATAATTTCACCTTGACGCAACGCTTGGTCAATCTCTTTAGCCGTCTGTTTAACTTCTTCATCAGACAGACTTTCAGCACCTTCCCAATCATGGGTATCATGCCCTGCCTGTATAGAAATAAACTGACTATTTTTCTTCAGCATGTCAAACACTTGCTTAGTTGTCATGTTGGCATAATGAATATCAAACAACGCTGAGTCAGGTCGTTTAGCAATTTCACTATGTTCATCAGCTTCATGTATTGCATAGTTCACAACATAGTCAGCCGCCATGTTAGTAAGTTGACCATTCTCTTTGAATAGCTTTCGCCACAAGTGCATATGTTGATAGACTTTATGCAATGCCTCGTGTAGCACGACAAAGTTTAACTCCTTATCATCTAGTGTCTTGATGAAGTCAGGGCTATACATAACATCACGACCATTGGTGCAAGCCGTTGGTATGTCGTCAGTAAAGATTACTTTGCCCACCGACAACACACCTGCAAACATACAGAATTGTTTGCTACGCATTATCGCTATGTGGGACTTCGTGACTCTTTGTTCACTCGTTAGTGCCATGCTTATCTCCTAGAAGTATTGGTTATTCTTAACTGCCCAATCAATGAATGCCTTGTTGGTAGCCGCAATTTGTTTGCGTGATGATGCCATGATGTTGACTGCAAATAACGCTTGTATCTCCATCGGTAGTCGTTGAAGGTAAGTCAACCACGCATCCATATGTTTATCTGTGATTGTCATTAGTTCTCGCATGACTAGAATTACACGAGCAGAGGGGTCGCTTGGCAAGATAGCTTTCTCAGGTTCTTGATAAATACTTTCCTTGGTAGGTAAGCCATCAGCTAGACTGAAGTATGCAGACATATCACGAGAGGCAGACTCACCTATAGTGCCTGTCAAAGCAACCATAGTTGTATCCTCGCCAAGTGTATGTCTGTTCTTAACAATATGCGATGCCTTCTCCAATGAACGAGGGGATACAAACGCATCTTGTTGCTTACGAGGATTGTATATATACATGTTCTCTTTCTGTGAGTCATCTGTATAACACGCTAGTGCATGTGGGAATTGTTTAACCCATGCTAATACTTCGGGTGCTATGCCATTATCTACACCCCAATTAATCCACTCGTCATCGTTAGGATTACGAATAGTTACAGATGTAAGTCTGTTCTTGGCATGTGCTTTCATAGTATCGCCAACACCATCGGTTGTTAGATTACCTGTGGAATACACGATAGAGTCGGGGTGAAACTTAACTGCACCTAGCCTTCTCTCTAGCATGACAGGCAATAACATATTCTTAACAGGCTCAGACGCTTTCGTTATCTCGTCTAGCATGATGATGACAGGCTTGTCATTGTGTATAGCAAAGCGTTCATTCGGATAGAATGTTGTTGTCTTTGTTTCGTGGTTCATGGCAGGCATAGCTAGGTCGCCTAGGTCTTTGTATGCAAGATTAATATGCGCAGCTGTATGGTTAGGAAGGCGAGCACTGAATGTTTTATGTATTGATCACTTTGCGATGCCAGGTGACCGGCGCATATGGA